AAAGAATTGTAGATTTATCTTTACTTGTAACTACAAGAATAAGATTATCTCTCCTCTACACTCTCGTTGCTCCGTCGTTGACTTTACTCTTAAAGGTAAAGAAAAAGCAACAATGGCAGGAGCATTTTTTAATCGTGTAAAAACTATCCTAGATAGTGAAGGCGTGACCTATGAAGCAAAGGTCGTCGCTGAGGTAGTCCAGAAACACTTTCCCGACTTCCGTCGCACACTCAATGAGTTGCAGAGGTATGCTTCCTCTGGGAAGATTGATACAGGCATCCTTGGTGTCTCTAATGACATCAACATTACTAACCTCGTTAACTATATTCGTAACAAAGAATTTACCAACATGAAGAAGTGGGTAAGTCAGAATATGGATAACGAACCTGTCGCTATTATGAGAAAGATTTATGACAACCTCTACACCCACGTCGATCCCAAGTCAATTCCTGAAGCAGTGCTGGTCATCTCTGAGTATCAGTATAAGTCTGCTTTCGTTGTTGATCAAGAGATCAACATGGTGGCATTCCTAACTGAGTTAATGATGAGGTGTGAAATGAAATGAAGTATAGGGTAAATCATTTATTTCCTGTAAGATTCTGGACCTTTGAGGCACCTGTGGAATTGACCACAGATACCTTAGAGAAGTTAAAGACTATTGAGTATCGTAGTTACAACGAACCCTACGGTGTAGGCACGAGTGATCAGTTGCATTCACGTCCAGAATTTCGTAACTTGCATGCATGGTTTCAGGAAGCTGTTGACCAAGTGCATAAAGATAATGGATGGCAGTGTGATCGTCTTGTAGTTAACAAGAGTTGGGCGAATCGTAGTGACGCTGGAAGCGGTCATCATCATTCTCCACACCGCCACCCTATGTCATACCTTAGCGGTATCTTTTACCTTACAGAGGGATCTCCTACAGTATTCTTAGACCCCGTAAGAGATCGTGAGTGGGGTCAGTTTCATCTTGATGGTGGACCTCTCTCAGAAAATCGTCAGTTTATTCATCCTGGCGCTGGGTCACTCGTCCTATTCCCCAGTTATATGGTGCATGGGAGTGTAGAGAATGAAAGTGATATAGATAGATTTACTATTGCTATTAACACATTTCCATCTGGTGTTATTAACCAAGGTGCATATGATAGACCCATGGCAGAAGTTTCTGTCAATGGATGGGAAACCCTTACTGAATTAGATTCATGAATGTTAAATTGATGCGTATGAAATCAGGTGAAGACGTAGTTGCTGACCTGATTGAAGAGACTGATACTGATGTCACTCTTGCTAATCCCATTGTTGCCATCCCTAACGGGCAAGGCACTCTAGGGTTTGCTCCATGGGCACCTTTGCTCGCTGGTCGTGACACTCCAGTAACTGTGCCTAAAGATTATCTTGTCTATGGTCCCACTGATACTCAGGAGGGAGTAGTCGAGCAGTTTGGAAAGATGTTTAGTATAATTGAAACGCCTAGTAAGAAGAAACTCGTATTATGAAAAAGCAAGTGAAGTCACCTTATTACTATTATTTTTGGGGTGCTGCAACTATTGCAGTAGTCCTAGGACAAATTTATGTTGGTGGTGGGTATCGTAAACTACACTACTCTCTTGAGGATTTGATTAACAAAGTTGATGGAGTCCTTCTCAGGGCAGAGCCTGACAACTATAATGGTGTGATATGAGACAGAATTATCTACCGCTAAACTTCTTTCCTATTCAGTGTTATGAGTTTCGCTGTAGTAAACTTCTCCTTGACACTACTCTATCTCTTGTAGAAAAGCAGGAGTATAGATCTTTTAATGAACCTACGGGTGTGCTTACCACTGCTGATATTCAAGATCAAGAATCTTTCCACCCACTTATGTCGTGGTTTCAGCAGTGTGTAGATACTATTCACGTTGATACAGGTCTTAACTGTGACCGATTGGTTATCAATAAGGCATGGGCAAACAAATCTGTAGCAGGGTCTGGTCATCACCACGATGCTCATAGACATCCTATGTCCTACTACAGTGGTATCTTTTACCTCACTGGTGGTGCTCCTACAGTATTCCTAGATCCTCTCTTTCAAAGGGAGTGGGGATCTTTCTACTTAGATGGCACAGTCAATCGTGAGTTAGGATACCATGGTGGTGAAGGAGGTCTATTATTATTCCCTAGTTATCTGGTCCATGCTTCTGCACCTAATGCAGAAGAAGTTGATAGATACTCTATCGCATTCAATACTTTTCCATCAGGAGATGTCAATAGTGGCGGGCATGGTTTACCTATGGCCAGACTTAAGGTTGAAGGATGGAAAGATCTTGGACCATTGAAACTAGATGAATATGCAAGGGACTGAATTACATATGTTTCCTGTCGTGTGCAGGACATATAAACAACCTGACGATACTCTTAACCAACGTGTGATTGAATCCATGCATGGTTACCCTGCTCAGCAATCAAACTTTCCTGAGGGTGTTATCACATCACGTCCTGATCTTCATAAGATTGAAGATGGTCCTATCACAGAGTTGAGACAATTTTTCTGGGACTGTTTAGCGGAGTATAGGTATACCTATAAACTCTACTGTGATGCCCTAGAGATCTCTTCTATGTGGTTTAATCATGCACCCGCTGGAAGTGGGTTTGGACACCCTTTACATAGACATCCAATGTCTTATCTGAGTGCTGTCTATTACCTCACTACTGGTGCTCCTACTTTCTTTGACGATCCTGTTACACCTCGGACATATGACACACTAGATGTCTTCCAAAGTGATATGATGGATAGAGAGTGGGGCATCAATGAAAAATTTGATGCAGAGGAAAATAAACTAATCCTCTTCCCTTCTTGGTTACGACACTACTCAGGTCGTCAACTAGATAATTATGACCGTTGGACTATCTCATTCAATGTATTCCCCTGTGGTAATATAAATGTAGGTCCATGGGAAATGCCACAACTTAAAGTTTCTGTAGAATGAAGTATTTGAAAACCCCACTCCGCTATCCTGGTGGTAAATCAAGGGTAGCAAAGATGTTACTTGAAAGATTCCCAAGTGAGATCAAAGAATTCCGTGAGCCGTTTGTTGGCGGCGGTAGTGTAGCACTACTATTCTCTCAAAAATACCCTGACATTCCTGTATGGATCAATGACAAATATGAATACCTCTACAGCTTCTGGAAGATGCTACAAGAACGTGGCGATGAGCTCTCTGATACTCTCTACAATATCAAAGTCGAAAACAGCACCGACGAACGTGCTAAAGAATTGTTTCTATCTGCTAAGTCTGAAATATCCAAAGCGGATCGTTTTCGCCAAGCTGTGCTTTTTTGGATTCTTAATAAGTGCAGTTATTCTGGGTTGACAGAAAACTCTTCCTTCTCCAAGACTGCATCTAGACAAAACTTTACCACTCGTGGTGCTCATCATCTCAAGAATATCTCTGAGATTATTCAACACTGGCACATTAGTAATCATGACTATGAGTTTGTGATGAATAGAGAGATGTGTAAGAGGAAGGATGTATTCCTTTTTCTAGATCCTCCCTACAAGATCAACACATATCTCTACGGCACCAACGCAGAGATGCATAAGAATTTTAATCACACTCAGTTTGTGGAAGACTGTAAGGTATGTCCTCACAAATGGTTGGTAACATACAACGTTGATGATGAATTGAAAGAAGCATACAGTGACTTCAACCAAGAAGAGTTTAAGATCACCTATGGTATGAAACACAGAGCAGATAATAAACTCAAGACAGAATTGCTAGTCACTAACTTTACTGAATCCACCCCTTTGGCATCTCTTTATGAAACAGTATGATATTCCTCTCAAAGATTATCTTAACAGCATCAATCTAAAGCAGGGAGATCTTAGAGAAGATCCTGTTGCTATGAATAAGTATCCAGCATTTGTTATTAACAAGTGTATGATGCATCACATCGACACATTGATGCATGCTAATGAGATGAATTCCTGTCAAAGTTTAGATAACGATCTACAATATTCGTATTACCTATATAGTGTGAGAAAATCAAAACGATTTTCCCCATGGGACAAGAAGATAAAGGACGGTGATCTTGACCTAGTTAAAAAATACTATGGTTACAACACTGAAAAAGCACAAGCGGCACTAAAGATTCTAACCCAGACCCAACTACAAATTATTGCATCTAAATTGAATACTGGAGGTAAGAAATGAGCGATGAGATCAACTGGTCTCAAGACATGATGCTAGAAGTGACGCTTAAAGAGCCCGACGACTTTCTCAAGGTTAGAGAAACCCTCACCCGTATTGGTGTTGCGTCTAGGAAAGAGCGCAAATTGTATCAGTCTTGTCACATTCTCCACAAACGTGGTAAATATTACGTTGTACACTTCAAAGAGTTGTTTGCGTTGGATGGTAAACCAACAAACATCACTACGAATGATGTCCAACGTAGAAATCGCATTGCAAAGTTGCTATCAGATTGGGGTCTGATAGACATTGCTCGCGAGGAAGAGGTTGCTGATCTGGCACCCCTCAACCAAATCAAAGTTTTGTCCTTCAAGGACAAAGGTGATTGGACTCTAGAGTCCAAATATAATATTGGAAAGAAAAAACAACCTGCAGAGGTATAAATCATTATGGCAGACACAAAGCCTGCTGTAGATGAGAAGGATAATGATGAAGACAAGAGTGAAGTTCTTGGTAATTTAGTGAAAGTTGTGGTCCTGATTTGGTCCGCATCCCTACTCACCTTCAGTTACGTTCGACTTCCTAACGGACAAAAGATTCTAGATTTTGATCCGACTTTCATAGCTTCAGTTTTTTCTGGATCGTTAGCTGCCTTCGGATTAAGTCCGTCTAAAAATGGCAGTGCTCCAAAGAAAGCCCCGTCAATCGGAAAAGAGGAGGAAAAAAATGCAAAAGGTAATTAACACCTTAGCAGTCCTGTCATTCCTTGGGACTGCATCCATCGTTGGTGGTGGTGTATATGTTTATATGCAGAGAGAGGCACTCCAAGCTCAGTTGATGGGTAAGGTTGCTGCTGCAGCAACAGAAGCAATCTCTGGTGCTTTGCCATCGTTGATGGACTCTGCTAAACCCGAGTTGCCTAAGGCAACTGGAGGTGCATCTATCCCTAACCTACCATGAATAACAAACTAAAGATAGCAGTAGGTGCGGTCGGTGGTGTATTTGCCGTCGCACATATTGGTTTGCTTGGGTATGTAATTCATAAACCAAAGCAACCTGAGATTCCACAGGTCCCTACTATTAACATCCCGCAGGGGACGCCTTACTCTTCCTTCAAAGTTGAAGCGGGTAAGGATGGTTACAGTATTGAATACAAGGCCAATGATCCTGCCATCCTAGAGTCTGAGAGATCTCTTAAACTCGACAAGGATAAGCGTGGTCTGTTTGGTGGTGGCACTGAGAAGCGTGACGAGTATCGATATGATCAATATACGATGGACGGCACACGCAACATGGCAGGAGGTGAAATAGGTGAGTTGGGAAAGAGCGCAGGTGTAGACGCCGCGTGCATAGCGGCGGACGCTGGAGCACGATCACAAGGTGCAATGGCAGGAACTAGTGTTGCTGCTGGTCTCGTCGTCCCTGCAGTCGCTAACATCCCTTACGTTGGATGGTTAGCAGGAGGATGGGCACTGCTTCTAGGACAGAAGGCAGGGTCTGAAGTAGGATCCCAAGTAGGATCAGTATTCAATGATTGTTAAGTATGAGTGGTGACAATTTACACGGTAAACAACCTATAAAATTTTATTCAGAGGAGTTAACTGTTTCTAAGTTGCTCCTGATTAAAAGACATTTCGATTTTAATTATGAAAAGACTCTTCGTGCCCAAAACAAGAGACTATCTTGACTTAAAAAACGCAGTATTAGGTGAGTTTTTCCCATGGTATCGGACGCAAAACCAACTGGATGATTTCTATTTTTACAGTCATGTATTCTTAGAAAGACCTGAGGTTGCTGGATTCCCAAAGAAAATATCTAATCACCTAGAGTTATTCCAAGTTGTCTTTACTCAGATTTGTCAGAATAATGATGACATGGAAATAAACTATCTCTTGAGGATGAATGGAAATGCTATTGAGCCGTTGTCATCCAACCCTAAGATTGGTGCTGTGCATGAGGATCATACTTTCCCACATAAAAATGTCATTATATATTTGACAGATGCTGGGGGAGAAACTATCTGTGGAGATGAAAAATTCTTCCCAGAGGAAGACTCTGCATGTTTATTTGAAGGACCACACTGCCATGCTCTTCCTGAGAAAGATCGTCGTGTTGTATTGGTAGTAACCTATGCCTGAGATTCCTGATATCAGCACTACAAATATTGATATTAGGGATGTCACAATTCCTGAAGTCCGTGACTGGATTGTAACTCCTCCCTTAGCGGTGCCGCCTACTGTCCCTATTACAGAGCAGGTCGGTGTCCCTATTGTAGATATACCTGGATGTGTAGAGGCACACGAATCAAATAATAAATCTAATACAGTCAGTGATGATGATGAAAATGGAGTGGTCACATATTGTGACGCAGGTGTGCCATCTTTCAATCCACTAGACTATGACAGTAATAAGTTGGACTTTGAGTATGAAGCTCCAGTCCCTCCCATATCACCTACTGAAACGCCTGAAGTAAAGACTCCTCCGATACCAGATACAGGTAACACATCGACGGCAAAGGTAGAGTGTCCTACGGAAGCACAGAAATTAAAAGAACCAGTCGGACACATCAAGGGTGACAAGAAAGTCACTGAGTATCGACTGGTTGGTAAGGAATGTATTCAGGTAACAGAGAAGTTATCTATTCCTGATCAGATTGTAGGAAATATACCTAGTGCTGGTGCTGTTACTGCGACTGCATCGATTGCTGTCGTTGCAAC